TTACAATATTTTTACCTGCTGAACCCCAACTAAAAGTACCATCGCCATCAGATAACAAAGCATTACCTGATGAACCATTTCCTGAAACATTAAGTGCAGCGGCACCTACAGCATTATCATCTATTAATGCCGCATTAATTGCATCGTCTGCTATTTGAGGTGTATCAACAGCATCATCTGCTATCATAGAATTTACAATAGAATCAGCTGCTGGGGTTCCAACATCAACAAGACCTTGTGCTGTAACACGAAGTTCTACTCGATCTCCTATTGCATACGCTCTTGCTGTTGTACTTTCTTGTGCTCTTGTAACTGTAAGAACGTCTGAACTTCTTGCTGTTACTTTAACAATCTCTAAATTATTAGAAGAATCAATTAGTGTAGCATAAAAATACTCACTGCCCGTAAGAGATGGGAAACGAGCGCCGTGACCACTTGCAACAGTTATACTTGTAGCACTAGAACTTAAACTAGATGCTAATGTGGAGTGACCATTGTTTGAGAATTTTACACTCATAATTTAACTCCTTAGTTTACAGTGACAGTCCAAGTGATACCTAGTGTATCAGCAGCTCCTTTGTTGATAACTGAAAAGACAGTTCTACACAAAAGAGTTCCGCTTGAACTTGCATTTAATATTCCGGCTTCCGTAACTGCGCCTGTACCTGTCCCTGCTGGGAACGTTGCTACATAAGCAACAGCATTACTTGTTACAGTAGTAGAAGTTAAAGCAACTCTACCTGCTTCAGTTCCTAAAGCTGCATCACCAGCGGCGGCTGCAGTGCTGCCTGTGCCGATAGCCATGTGACTCATAGCTGTAGCTGATGCGTCTTTCATTCGGGACGCAATATATTCTTTACCGTCAGTAACAACAATGTTTGGTATAACCGTTTCATGTGTGTTACCATCTGGATTAGTAAGTGTAAGCTTTAGCTCACCTGTTACTTTGATAGTATCGTTTATCATATCTCCATCTCCTTATATTAATAAGCTCCTGCACATAGCGGAGTTTCGTTTAAGTAATGTCCACCTAACTCAGGATCTTGTGTATCAGTATACATAAAGTTGACAATTAGTCCAGCGTTTGTTTCATCGCCGTAAGTAATTGTATCACTATTTAATATAGCCATGTTAATTTGTTCTGCAGCCCCAAGTACACCTGTAAAGTGAGTTCTAGCTACACTATCATTAACTGCATCTGACAACGGAGCAGTATTTAAAAGACTATCATTATGTCCTAATGTAGCTGAAATATCGGCTACTCTATGTCTAGCTCTATCTTGAACAAATATTTTATTAGTGTAACTAATACCATCTATACCTGTTCCAAAGACTACACCTTCGTTAAACATTCCTAATTCTTCATTTAGCTGATAGCCAAAATCGGGAGAAGTTATTGCTCTAATTCTGCCCGTTCCTATATGATAACCCGGAAGTTTACCTGTCTCTGAACCATCCGATGCAACAACAAAATCAGGATATAGATAAGTAGATTCACCTAATATAAGTGAAGTGTTAATACTTTCAGTAGCTGATACAGCATGTGAAAACACAGGTCTAGGATTAAGAGCTACAGATTCTGAAGCAGAAACTGAATGACCAAATGGTTTAGATGGTTCTAATTTTATACCTTCTACTGCAGTGAGGCTATCTGTCACACCCGGTAAAGTTACTACTTTAGCAGTAGATTCAGTTATACTAGCTGTATCACTAAACCCTCCATGTGTAATATTTTTAGCTGTAGACTCAGCTATACTAGCTGTATCTGAAGGATTTTTACCTATAGATACAGTGTTAACTTGATCTGAAGCTGTAACTGGATCAGGATCTGCGTCAGCATCTGATAAATCAAAATCTACATTAGCACTAAATATTTTTATTTGGCTACCTGTCATAGTCACATCATCAGTTTTACCTGCTGGTGTAATGTTTTTAGCTGAAGATTCTGTTACTGTAACATCGTCTGCTAATACGGTAGTTACATCAATACGGTTAATCTCCTCAGAAGATGCTGCTGTATCTGAAAAAGTTTTACCAAAATGAAAACTATTAAGTTGTTCACTAGCTGCAATAGAATCAGATGGAGATTTGTTAGGTTGTTTAGATATAGACTCAGAAGCTGTTACATCATCATTATCTGATAGCTCACCTATAGTTAAAGTCTTAGCTGCTAGTTCAGATATTGTAACAGGAGTTGGGTCAACATCATCATCAGTAGGATCAAAATCGATAGGATTAGTTACTATCTTAAATAAAGCTTCTTGTGCTGTTACTGAATCACTAGCACCAACATTTATATTTTTAACTTCAGTCTCAGTAACTGTTACATCATCACTTGGACTTTTATTTGCTTGTTTAGAAATTAATTCAGACACTGATACCGATACAGATGGTAACGGACGTGTCTCAATAAGTTCATAGTTGTACGACACCGAAGCACCGTCAGTAGAATAGATAACATCAGTATAAGAAGCAGAAGCACTATAACTAGCTACGCTAACTGTTACTGAAACGATAGCTGATAGTGTAATGTTAGATACACTAACGTTGGCCATTAGAAATTATCCCGTACTCTGAAATTTAATGTATCGTAAACTGTTTGTAAGTTTCCACCAAAACTAACAATAATTTCGCCTTCATACTCTCCGGGGTCTACATCAAGTACACCACCAGCGAAATTAAAGAATATTTTACCATCAGCACCAGTAGTAAGTTTAGTAGTAGAAATTGTAGATAAAGTTGTAGTACCACCTTTTAACCTAAACTTAATTGTTACAACAGTAGAACTAGCAGATAAATCTAAAGCAGCATTAGCTACGTCGTCAGTAAGAGTAAGTGTGATTTGTGGTAGTTCATCTCCTTTAACTAATTTTATTGTATCAGCCATAATTTACCTCACCCAAACTTTTGCATCTGTACACGCATAGATGCTTTTGAAGCACCGAGATTAGTTCTAGCTCTACGTTCTGCAGTCTTCATAACAAACTGCTTAGCATGATAAGTAGCTAGCTCTCTATCACTCCATGATCTATCAGGTAAAACTAATAGATGTTGAAGTGCTCCGTGCATAATTACATTTTCTAATTCATCAAGAACTGTTTTATCCATTTTAGTAGATGTTCTCAATGGTTTAAGACACAATATCATTCTAACATCATATGTCACGGAATTATCCGGAACTGGTGCTAGAGAAAAATGGTCAGGATCTAACTGTGTTAAAAACCTAGGTTCTGCTTGTTCATCAGTAGATTGATTAGGCCACTTAGGATACATATCAACTAACTGTTCTAATGTTACAGGAGTTAACCTGCTCTCATTAACTGTAGCAGTTAATACTGCATGTACTTCAGTTTCATTAGGTGTGTCATACGCATAGTCATGACCACCGGGAACTAATCTTATTCTGGGTTGCTCATACCGATATGCTAATGTTTTTTCACACGCTTCGATTGCTGCATCACGAACATACTGTTCTACAACTGGTGTAGGACAACCCGGTACGCTAGGAGACAGTCTGTTTACTATATCTAAATAAGTTCTATCCGCCATTATGTTACATCCTCCTCATCTAATCCGCCTCTCTCAGTATCTGTTACTTCTCTACTTTGAGCAGCTACACCAAGAGACTGCGTAAATGACTGTTGAAATATTTGTGCACGTTTAGAATTAACATGCTCGTTATCAACAGACTCAGTAATAAACACTGTAGCATCAACCACGACAGGAAAATAAGCATCAGGTAAAAGAGCTACTGTAGTTGTTCCATCGTATGTTGGAGGTGTTTGCGCATATTCTCCTATAAGAACTTGACCTGAAGGAGCTTTTGGATATATAAAAAATTTATTAGCATTTCTTGTATGGCGCATAAAATTAACAGCTGGAGCAGCTGTATCATTCATCCAAGAAGGATAAGCTTGATTTAATGATTCTCTATTTGTTTCTGTAATACCGTTGCCATTTTTAACATTATATATTTCAATTAAACGAATAGAATCAGAAGGCATAGATTGTACCACAGTATCTGCAGTATTAGTAATGTCGCCAATAAAAGCAAAAAGATCAGGACGTAACACAGCAATACGTTTAAGTGCTTGGTTAGCAAATCCTATAAGTACAGTATCACTATACCTTTGAGGGGTATTAGTATCCTGTACTATTCTTCTTACTTCTGTGACAACATCGTTTAGTATCATTTTTTCTTAACCCATGCTTCGTTTTGAGGCGTAGTAGGATCGTCTTTTACATAATGACCTTTATCATTCCTAGCTCGCTCTAAACCTCTTGTTGCTTCTTCAGCTAATTCTTCTGGAGTATCATCACCTACTTCAGGGACTTCAGTTTCTAAATTTACCTTAGCTTTACGGTTTTTCTTTTTCTTATCTAAAAATTTTTCTGGAAACGCCTGTTCCTCAGTAACTTCTTCTGTCGCTGGATTTTCAGCAAGAATTTCATCCCACTCATAAATCTCACCATCATTTTTATTTCTAAGCCATCTAATCATTATATCCTCCTATACTCGTTTTACTTTTTTAGAACTTTTCTTTGCAGCAGTACGAGAACGTTTTTCAGAAGCTGAAAGTTCCGACGAGGTTTTGGGTGTATCTTTTGATACTCGTTTAGACGGGCGACAATAAGGGTAATCACGTTTTTCTCCTTGTTGTCTGCCGCAAGGCTTGCCTGTTTTTACATCTACCCATTTTTCTTTAAACCAACGTTTTAACTTTGCTCCTTCTTCAGTTTTTCTTACTGCCATTTGTTAACCTCTTTTACCACTTTTTGAGGAACTTGTATTCTTCTTTTTAGAATTTCCCCAATTAGCTGCTCCAACTTTTCTACATTTTGCCAAAGCTCCTGAAGCATAAGCCGAAGGCCAAACTGAATAACGTGCTTTAACTTTATAGTAACACGCGTCTTTTTTTGATTTTGCTTTAGGTGCTGCCATAATAAATTACCACTTCTTACACGACCAATAACGAGCCGTCATTTTAGATGGAGGTCTGCTATCACAACCATGTCTAGCCCTAAAACTTTTACGTCTACCCGGCTGATCTTTTTTAATTGTCATATTAGCATCTCCAAATCGAATTACTTTTTCTTTACCATTCTGACATGCTTTAACAACAAACTTCTTACCACCAGATACCTGACGCTTTGGTTTGTTACAAGCCATCTTAGATTTATCAATTTTTGCCATACAACACTCCTATAGAGAGGGGGGCCTAAGCCCCCCAATCAATATTATGAACAGTCTACCATTACAGCTGTAAGTTTCATAACTGCTGTGTCTGCGGCGTTAACAGTAGTAACGTCGATTGTATCAGCAGCTGTGTAATACTTACCAGCTTCAAAGGCGTCAGTTCCAGCGACAGTAAGGTAAGCTGCTGTAGCATTACCATTAACTCCATCCAGATAACCATCTGGATTATCGCCGTCACCAACATCGATTGTTAGTGTTCCGCCCTCAGCAGTAGTAACTTCTAGAGCCACGTTAGTGACCAAAGTTTTTGCTGGGATTCGGATAACTTCAAGAACATCAGCTGCTCCCAAAGCAGTCAGACCGGCTGCTGCTCTGTCAGTAGTGATAGTAGCGAAGTTTAGCTCTACAGTTACAGAAGATACTTTATTGATGCCTGCAGCAACGTGCGCGGCAGCTGTACCCATATTGTAACCTTTTCCATCATTATATGTAGCCATATTTCACCCTCCTTAAAGCGTTACGATGGCGGTTGCCAAGGCTTCTGGCTTAGTAACTTTATAGCCATAAACTTGTAAACCACGGATTATGTTGCCAAAGGTAGTCTCTGATCTAATAGTCTCCATGTTTGTCATCTGAGATGCAAACGTAAAGCCCATTTTATGACCACCGATTACGCTGAACTCACCACCTGAAGTTTTCTTTAGGTTGTGAGAAACATAAACAGTGAAACGATCAATCATACCAAGACGGCCATTTCTCAAAGGAGAAGAACCATCACCAGTAATTGATGCGTCTTTCAGATCAGATTGCTTGATTAGACCAGCCATCTTCGCAGGAATGATTACAAATCTATCCTGTTCAGGTGAGTTAGCCTCATCAAGTACCGTTCCCATGTTGATTAGTAAGTCAATAACATTAGACTTAGTAAGCGCTTCTGGAGTTCCGGCTACACCTAAATCGATGTTACCAGAGATTGCTCCCGCTGTTTGTCCTTTGTTACTAGCACTAACATCAGTCAACATGTCAGTTAGAACCCTTTGATCGATCTTAATCTTCATTCGCTCTGAAGCGTCTTTAGACCATTGATCCATCAATGCGATGTCAGACTGAACTTGGTCAACGTCGTCTTCAACACAAGCAAAGTATTCACCTTTGTCGATGACTAGTTGTAGTTTAGCCTTATCAGGGTTTTCGACTGCAAGGGTTTGTCCCTTGACATACGTTTTGATGGTGATTTCTGGTGTAGTACGGATATTAACCGTATCACCCATCTGTCGGATTTCACCTTCGTAATCCGTGTTTGAGATCGCTGACAACACCGTAGCGTCGTAGAAATTCTCAATCAGCTTCCCACTCCAGATTTCTGGAATGAAATTGCCGCTATAGTCCGGGCGGCCCGGAGATACTGCAAATTTAGCCATTATGACCTCCTTTTAATTAAGCAGTTACGATTCGACCTTCTCTCTGTGCAGAGAAAATGTCCCTTTCCATTCGACCACGTTCTTCATCACGACCTTTAAATAATCCCTTACGAACATCTTCAAAAAACTTTTGGATGTCTGCAGGAGAATAATTCTTAGATTCTTGAGATGCAGGTTTACCAGAACGTCCTCGTCCCGGTGCAACTTGTTTCTCAAGCTGTGAATTAGTATTTGATCGATTCTCACGAGCAGTTTCGGGTACTCCAAATTCCTTTTCCCAAGCCGCAAAGAAACTCGCCACACGTTTTGTATCTAGATTCTTTTGTGCGTCCTCTAAATATGTTTGACGAGAAATACCTGTTAGTGGATCGATAGACAACAACCAAGACTGAAAGTCTGCATTGTTATTAATATCTTGCCAATTAGATACTTCATTGGTAAGTCCAGCCCAAAACGCTTGTTCACTGCTAGCTTGTTGTTGTGCTTGTACTTGTTGTACTTGAGGCACAAATCCTTGTAGCTGTTGAATTGTTTTCTCCAACTGTGCAATCCGCCCATTTGCGGCATTAACTTCTTCACGAGCTGCTCGTCTCATAACATCAATCGAATCACCATACTCTTTCATATCAGCATCTGTGATCAAAGGATCTGTAGATACTGGTTCTTCAGGTTTGGCTGATTGTTGCATAGTTCCTAGCAACTGTTCCAGTTGTGAAACACGGGAGCTAACTTCTCTGTTCTTTGCGTTTAGGCGCGGAACATCGGCGTTATACATCCCTTGTAGCGTCTTGTACTTTTGTTCCCAAGACTCTTTTGGTTGAGCGTCTGACTCCACTTGCTCTTGTGGCTCAGACTTCGGTGCCTGATCTTCTACACTGTCGGAAGGTTGTTCTATAGGCTGCTCAACAGGTACTTCAGTAGCCTCGGTTTTTTCAACCTGTGCTGTTTCTGTTTCGCCGTTTAACTCTTTATACAACTCTTGTACTTCCTCAGACTGTTTCTGAACTTGCTTTGGTATTCCCATAATCGCTCCTATCGGTGTGCGTAATTAAAAGCAGCTGTCCTTGTCATGACTTTGCCGCCGTTTCAGGGGACTCTTTTACGAGCTTACTTAGCTCTATCAAAATCTGACACCGCCCCTGTGCAAGTGCCGTATTCTGTGTAGCGTTTGGTAGCCGCGATAACTCCTCTGTACTCCATCCTTCAAGCCACTCTAAGACTTCCGGGTATTGACGTACAGTGTTAGCTAACGCCTTGATAACTTCTGGACTAGGCCGTTTCATCTTGACCTCCCAGCGCCACCGTTACCAACTGTGTTTGCTTCCATTCCACCTTTGGGAGAACCATCAGGTTGAGCAGCTTGTGCTTGCATTTCTGCTTGCTGCTGAGCTTTCATCATCTCAGCATTTATCTTCTCATCATGACTGGCTTTTTCCCGAGATGGAACAATATCATCCACAGGCATTTGCAACCCTTTGGCAATCTCGCGAAGAATCGCGGCACGGCCTTCCTTACCAACAATCTGCATATCCATTTCGTTGGCTGTTGCATTAAGAAATTCTATTCGACGCATGTTGACAGTTTCTTTAACAGCTAAGTTAACTGCTCCTCTAGGCATAATATCAACATCGCCTTTAATACTTTCATCTTCATCATATCGCATGTTATAAACAAACTGCCGATGAACAACTGGTTTAATTACATCATTATCAATGTGCATTACTACTTGACGTATCCCCTTACCAGCTGACCCCATTAACATTGATAACCCCGATGCTGTACGTCCTGCCCCTGACACATTCAAGTCACCATAAACATAAGAGGGGATGCCTGAATGGTCGTCAGCTAATTTACTAAACTTATCATATACAGCCATTAACGTATTAGCGTTATCGTCTGGTTGTGTAAATCGGACTGCAGGAGAACTAGAACCAAACGGATCATTAGTTACTTGCCATATCTTCCAAGGATGTAATTGAGTAATATCTTCATTAGGTGGAATACGTTCAAGGTTTACTTCAACTTGAGGGCCTGATGAAATACCCATATTATTAATTAGTGCACGAGCTGATGCGTTACATACACCTTGTATGTCTTCAATAATTTCGGGAATCCCCTTACCCCAAAACGCCCCCGGAGACTTAATAAAGGAAGTTTTGGCGTAAGGTTTTTCACCAAGGGGATCATAGTTAAGAACTGCTTTGATAACATAGTTACCTACAATCCAAACATTAGCATCATACTCACGAGCTTGATCTTCAATTTCTTCTTCGTCCATTCCCCATTCGACAAGCATCTTACCACTGACTTTACCCCAGAACTCTAGAGCGTCATAAATGTCGGTAGGTCTAGACTCGGTATGGAACTTACGTTCTTCTTCGTCTTTCATCATCTCAACATCTTCGTTGATCCATGATTGACCGTTACCAACTTCTAAAACTTTTCTAATTGCATCTTCATCGTAACCGGGAACTCCAATCATATCTGCAAGTTCAGTACGACTTAGTGGATGATGTTCAAATAAATATCCATCCCGTATATTAGTAATACCGGGTTCTGGATATATTTTAAATGGATCAACTCTTTCAAATTCTGGAGCAATAACTTCACCAGCTTCTACAGTAGTTCTACCCATTTCATCTTTTGTGTAAACTAACTTACGTTGCCTACGAACAACAGGGCCTTTCAAAAAAGCACATGGATAAGTAACCATGTCTGTAATAAAATCGTTAAATGATTCTCCCCAACCACCTTGTGCAAACTGATCTGAAATTTTTACTTTCATTTTTCTTGCACGGTTATCTGCATCTTGCAAAAGTTTAAATCTATAATCTTGTGTTAACATCTCTTTCATTTCAGCAATGTCATCAGGTGTTGGTGCTTTCTGATGTTGCTCAATCATCTTCACAACTTCTGCTGCAAATACATTTTGTAGTTCTGCAGTTTGGTCAGGAGACAAATCTGGAATAGGTGTTGGTTGCAGATCCCAAGGGGGAGTTCCTTGGTCAAGAAGAATGTCACGCAACCAACTTTCAGCAGCACGACACTTAACTTCTGTTATCATCATGTAGATGTCAGAACCGCCTTGCTGATGAATCTGTTGTAATTTATCTGCTTCATACTCACCATTACGTTGACGTAAAGCTTTAAGCATAACTGTTTCAAGTGGTTTCTTAGAACGCTTAGCTGCGTCCCAACATGTTCGTAGATGAGATGTAATACCAAGTACAACGCTATCCGCTTGACGATCAGCGAGCGCTTTATCTCGTAGCTCTTTCTCTTGCTTAACAAGAGTCGCATTATCGATTACTTGTAGCATTACCGTATTATACCTCTAATATTTTTTCTCTTTATCTTTATTCTTTTTT